CAGATCAATCTACAAGACTCGTACAATGGTTTTCACATAAACAATCTAAAGTAGATTTTCAAAGATGTGCTGAGATATTACATAGATCAGCTACATATTTTAGTGGTTATTATAACTGGAGAGATCCTGATAGAATACAAGTGCCAAGTGTACCAAGTCAATATTATCTATCATCAACACCACTTAACGAGTCATTGATTGCAATGGATAAGATTATCGCAAAATTTAAAACTGATTACAATACACAAAAAGTTGCTTTAGTAACCTTAACAGATGGTTCTGCTAATTCATTAGGATGTAAAACTTATGGTAACCTTATGATTAAACTTGGTAGTAAATATCATAAATGTGGTTATTCATATTTCAGTAATGATGAAAAAAATCTAACACATCATTTATTAAAATGGTTACAAAAGAAATATGATTTACAGACTATCGGTTTCTATCTAATAAACAAATTTAGAGATTTACAATATATCTATCATGTGCCTTATAGAAAACAAGACCTGGCTAAAAAGATGTTAACTAAACAAAAATTTATTGCTGACTACAATTCTGCTTATGATGTATATTTTTATGTCAAGGCAGATACTAAAGTTTCAAATAAAACTATGGATGATTCGATAAAAGATTCAACTAATAAGAGAATCTTAAAGAAGGCATTTATGTCGGGTATGAAAAAACGATTAACAAGTAGGGTTTTATTGACTAATTTTATTAAGAGGATTGCTTAATGTGCGACATTTTGCGCTCTTTTAAAATCTCCTATTTTATGATAGGATTAATGTATAACTTAACAATGAAAGGACTTATATTATGATTGAGTTATCAAAAACACAAAATGCTGTATTGAAAGTATTGAAAGATACTTACAAAAAAGATACGGTGACTAGGGCTGAGATAAATGCTCTTGTTAAAAAGAAGGTAATCAAAAATCCTTCTTGGTTAAAATCAGATAAGTTTAAAGTTGATAGAGGAGTTTATACTCTTAATATTGACTCTAAAAAATCTGATACAAAAAAAGTTGAGAATACAAAAATCTCAACAGATAGTAAGGCTGCTTATGTTGTGTCATCTTTGACCGACAATGTTGTGCCTACCAAAGATGATGATTTCGTTAACTTTGGTAACTATGCTGATATTAGAAATATAGTTAAATCTAAAAAATTCTATCCTTGTTTCATTACAGGTCTGTCAGGTAACGGTAAGACTCTTGCTGTGACTCAGGCGTGTGCTGAATCTAAAAGAGAGATGATTAGAGTTAACATAACAATAGAGACCGATGAGGATGATTTACTAGGCGGTTACAGACTAAGAGATGGTCAGACCGTATGGCAGAATGGTCCTGTTATTGAGGCGATGGAGAGAGGTGCTATTCTTTTACTTGATGAGATTGACCTTGCAAGTAATAAGATTATGTGTCTTCAACCTATCCTTGAAGGTTCGGGTATCTATGTTAAGAAGATTAACAAGTTTGTAAAACCTAAGATTGGCTTCAATGTGATTGCTACTGCTAACACTAAGGGTCAAGGTAGTGATGATGGTAAATTCATCGGTACTAATATTCTTAACGAGGCTTTCTTAGAAAGATTTCCAGTAACCTTTGAACAACAATATCCTTCTGCTAAGATAGAAGAAAAAATTGTTAGTACGAAGTTAAAAAGTGCTGGTAAAAAAGATGATAAGTTTGCTCATAACTTAGTGACTTGGGCAGATGTCATTAGAAAAACATATACTGATGGCGGTGTTGATGAGATTATATCAACGAGAAGATTAGTCCACATCGCTGAGGCATATGGTATCTTTAAAAACAAAATGAAGGCTATTCAAGTTTGTACAAATAGATTTGATGATGATACTAAAAATTCATTTGTTGATCTATACACTAAAGTTGATAGTGGTGCTTCAGTTGAACAGATACTTGAAGATAAGAAGAAGGCCGAAGAGGCAGAAATTTTATCTGAAGAAAAACAGGATTCCAATGATAGTGAGGATGGCGAAGACGATTATGATGTCTAGTCTAAAATCTATTCATAGTGTAAGTCCGCTTGTGGCCAGAGATGGCCACAAGTTTAACTTATCAAAAGGAATTTATGAGTAATTATACACACGAAAAAATTAAACCTAAAATGTCTAAAGAGGAACGGGATAAGATGATGAAAAAATTTTTAGATAAGGGTGGCAAGATTCAGAAATTAAAACCTGGTGCGGCTGCTGTTTTAGGTGCATTAGAAAAATCTAAAATACCACATTGGGATAATGATGATATTAAGAAAGGTAAAAAAGGTACAGCACCTTTACCTGAATATAAGAATACAAAACCTAATACATACCACGATTATGATTTAGGGGGAGATAAAATACCAGTTTATGAACCAACAAACAAGAAGGGAGGTGAGTAGTAGATGTCAATTACGGTAGAAGTAAGAGGCGGTAATTTAGAGAAGGCTATGCGTGTGCTTAAAAAGAAAGTACAAAAGGCAGGTGTTATCAAAAATTATAGAGATAAACAATATTTCTCAAAACCATCTGAGATTAAGAGGGAAAAGAGAAAGGAAAGAGCTAACATTATCAGAAAGGCACAAAAGAAAAATGATGAGATGTTAGGTTACACTTGGGTTAAGGGTGTAAAAGTAAAGAAAATTTAGTTATTCTATGCCGTTTGTGTCTGTTATATATATTATTACTACAAGGCAATTCGTAAGACCTCGTAGGGGTATAGATAGGTAAGGGTGCACCTTGATTTATAAAAATCTAAAGCACCCGCTTGAAATTATATAAATAATTATTATATAATATCATAGACAACGCCTTATAGGGTTGTCAGAAAATAAACTTTGCTTAACAAAAGGAGGTTTTATGACCAATAAAGCACTATCTATTTTCAATCAATTAAGACCATTATCAGTAGGATTTGATGATATGTTTGACCACTTTGAGTCAATGTTTGATATACCTACGGTAAATTATCCACCATACAATCTAGTAAAAACTGGTGACAATAAATTTGATATTGAGATTGCTCTTGCAGGCTTCAATAAAAAAGATATTGATGTATCAGTAGAGAACGGCTTATTGACTATCGAGTCAAAGGTTAAGTCTGTTGTCAATGATTCTGTTGGTGCTGACGCTAGTAAAGACGAGGAAATGATTCATAAAGGTATCTCAAAAAGATACTTTAAAAGATCATTTACAATCGCTGATGATGTTGAAGTCAAAGGCGCTGAGTTAAAAGACGGTCTTTTAAAAGTGTCTATGGAAAAGATAATTCCAGAGTCTAAAAAACTAAAAACTATTACAATTAAGTAATAGGCTTGACAAATTTAAAATAATTTGTTATTATAATAAAAGTGATGTATAAATAATATTACACCACACATAGAGAGAGGAGTACCTCCACATTTTACTCCTCTCTCACTTAATCATTGAAGGAGATTATATTATGGAGATTAAAGCACACACATTCAAATTTAGAACAGGCGATACAGATGAAAAAGGCGGCTGTACTTTTATAGGTGGCTCATGGGTAGATAAAAATACAGATGAGTTATTTAAAGGTAAAAAGGTAGTCTTATTCAGTTTGCCTGGTGCATTTACACCGACTTGTTCAGGTGAACAATTACCAACATACGATCAGATGTTTCAATCATTTATCAACTTAGGTGTTGATGATGTTTATTGTGTATCTGTAAATGACGCCTTTGTTATGAACGCATGGGCAAGAGATTTAGAAATTAAAAATGTAAAAATGATACCAGATGGTTGTGGTACATTTACTAGAAATTTAGGTATGTTAGTTAACAAACCTAAACAAGGTTTTGGTTTAAGATCATGGAGATATTCTGCTGTTATTAATGATGGCAAGATAGAAAAAATGTTTGTTGAACCAGGTTTCAATCAGTATAGTGATGATGACGATCCTTATACGGTATCATCGCCAGAACATATGAATATGTATTTACAACAGACATATTCAGGACACGATCAACCATTTACTCAACCTAGTCCAGAGGGTATTGACTTAGAAGTAAATTAGTGTTATAATTATATTATGAAATACAACGAAGATAAAATCTTAAAAGAGATAGGTGATTATATCAAATCAACTTATGGTCAACACTATTCAAGTGGTAAAGATGGCTTTCAAGTACAAGATTTATTTAAGACACTAGGCATTGGTAAAGATTTTTGCCAGGCCAATGCAATCAAATATCTTTGTAGATATGGCAAAAAGAATGGACACAACCGTGCTGACTTGTTAAAAGCGGTACACTATGTTATACTATTATTAAATTATGATAAGGAGAAATAATGAAAATAAGTGAAGCGACAATGGGTGTATTGAGAAATTTCTCAGACATCAATAACAATATCTTATTCAGACCTGGTAAGTCTATATCAACTATGTCAACAATGAAAAACATTATGGCAAAGGCAGATGTGGCTGAAGAGTTTGAACAAGAGTTTGGCATATATGATTTGCCAGAATTTTTAAGAGCAGTAGATTCTTTTACAAAACCTATGCTCAAGTTTAATGGTTCTGCTAATCTACAAATTAAAGATGAGAGTTCATCTCTCTCAGCAAGATATGCCTTTGCTGATAAATCAACTTTAGTAGTTCCGTCTAAAGATATTACAATGCCTGATAAGACGGTTGCATTTACATTGAAAAATGCTGACTACGAATCAGTTAAAAAACTATATACAAATTTAAGTCTACCTGATATTGCATTTAAAGGTGAGAATGGCAAGATTAAATTAGTTGCATT